GGTGAGTCCCCCGAGCCCCCCCCGCACTTGATCAGGAAACTGGCATCCATGATCTCGCGGATGCCTCACTGATGAGCTGGACTAAAGACGATGTGCAGAGGCTGAAGGCCGCCATCGCCAGCGGCCAGTTGTCCGTTCGGCATGGTGATCGTCAGATCACGTATCAGTCCGTCGAAGCAATGTTGACCGCATTGGACCGCATGGAAGCTGAGGTTGCCGCCACGACGGCTGGACGACGGAAGTCGGCCACGCGCCGTTACCGCTTCACGACGCTGAGGGGCTTCTGACATGGCGGCCTCGCTGCTGGACAGGGTCATCGGCGCCATTTCTCCGCAGGCAGCCCTGAAGCGTCACCGCGCCAGGGCGACGCTGGAGGCGGTACGTGCCTACGAGGGCGCCTCGCGCACTGACGGTTGGCGTGTTCGTAGGGCGGGGGCCAGCGCGAACACCGATCACCTGGCGGATGCCCGCGAGCTGCGCAACCGCGCTCGGGCACTGGTGCAGAACGTTCCGTACTGCGCGCGGTCCCTCCAGGTGCTGGTCAGCGCAACGATCGGGACTGGCATTACTCCCAAGGCCGAAGGGCCGAACGCTCCGGCGCTGGACACCCTATGGGGCCGCTGGGCCGACGTGGCGGACGCGGATGGAAAGTCGGACATCTACGGCCTCATGGCTACTGCGTATCGCGCGATGGAGCAGGACGGTGAAAGCATGATTCGCCGCCGCACCAGGCGTCAGTCGGACGGTCTCGCGGTCCCGCTGCAGCTTCAGGTACTGGAGATCGACTGGCTGGACGGGAACAAGAACGGGTCTGCGTCGGGCGGTGGTCAGATCATCAACGGCATTGAGTACGACGCGATCGGTCGGATTCGCGGCTACTGGTTGTTCGGAGCGCATCCCGGTGAGGCTGTGCGCGGCTCTGTACGCTTGAGCAGTTCGTTGGTGCCGGCATCCGACATCATCCACCTCTACAACCCCGTCCGCCCCGGGCAGGGACGCGGCATTACGCGCTTCGCCCCGGTGATCGCGCGAGTGCGCGACCTGATGCTGTACGAAGACGCCGAGCTGGCGCGGAAGAACCTGGAAGCGCGGCTTGGCGTTATCGTCAGTGGCGACATCGACTCGATGTCCAACGCGGACGATGACGGCCCTTCGCAGCTCGGCTCAGATCGCGACCAGGTCACCGACCTTGGGCCACTGCCCAGCGGTGGCGTCACCCACATCACTGGTGCCACCGCCTTCCAGACTGTCGAGCCAAAGCCGGCAGGGGGATACGTCGAATACTGCAAGTTTAACGCGCACATCATCACTGCTGGCATCGGTGTCCCCTACGAGTCGGCCACCGGTGATATGCGTGAGGTGAACTTTTCCAGTGCCCGCATCCGGCAGATGGAGTTCCGTCGTGATTGCGAGCAGATGCAGTGGCTGGTGCTCGTCCCGCAGATGTGTAAGCCGATCTGGCGCTGGTTTGACGAAGCAGCTGCGCTTGGCGGTGGGGTGCGTTCCACGGGAAGCACTGCCGACTGGAGCACGCCGCGCTGGGACTACGTCAACCCCAAGCAGGACATCGAATCGGAAATCGCAGCGATGGGCGCCGGCCTCAACTCACCCAGTGAAGCGCTGCGTCGGCGTGGCTACGACCCGGATGCGGTCTACGTCGAGATGGGCAAGGACTTCAAGCGGATGAAAGAGACCGGCGCCCTCGGTCTGATGACTTTCCTTCAATCCAGTGGCGCCCGGACCGGCCTGGTCGACGCCTCACCAACCAACGAGGAATGACCATGCCCCAGCCAATCCAGGCTCCGACGCAGGACGGTACGACACGCCTCATGCCCCCGCAGTTGCGTGAGGCCGAGCTGCAGCCGACCAGCTTCGATAGCGAGGCACGCACGATCGAACTCCAGTGGACCGCCGGTACCCGAGTGCGCCGCTACGACTGGTGGAACGACACGTACTACTGGGAAGAGCTGGTAGTTGATGAGGCTGCCTGCAACATGGAGCGTCTGTCGTCTGGCGCTGCACCGGTCCTGGACAGCCATAACACCTGGGGTATCGGCTCACAGATGGGAGTGGTTGATCGCGCCTGGCTCTCCAATGGCGAAGGCCACGCCCTTATCCGTCTCTCCGGTCGCGAGGAGCTGGCCGGCGTAATCGCCGATATCGGTGCCGGAATCATTCGCAATATCTCGGTTGGTTACACCGTGCAGCGCTATGAGATCGAGCGCGCCGTCAACCCCGGCGATTTGCCGATCTACCGCGCGGTGGAGTGGACGCCGAGCGAGATCAGCTTCGTCACTGTGCCGGCAGACCCGGCAGCAGGTACCCGCAGCAATCAACCCGCACAGGGGACCCCCTGTGTATTCACCCGTAGCGCATCGTCGCAGGAGCACACCATGCCTCAGCCCGCCGCCCGCGCCGCCGAATCGGCGGTCCAGCAGGAACCCATCAACAACACCCCGGCTCCGGCAGCGCCGGCCGCAGCTCAGGCTCCGGAAGGTGACACGCGCGCAGCCGACATCGTGGAGCTGGCAGCCCGCCACGGCCAGACCGAGCATGCAGCTGGCTGGATTCGCGCTGGTCACTCGGTCGACCACGTGCGTGGCCTGATCTTGACCACGCTGGAGCAGCGCGATGCCGCTGCTGGCGGCAACATCAACCGCATCAGCGTCACCGAGGACGAGCAGGATCTGCAGCGCTCCGCTGTGACGCATGCGCTGCTGCACCGAGCCCAGGTGATCGATCCCGCAACCAAGCGCATCTTCGCGCTCACCGGTGACAATCCAGTGCGCGGCCTGACCCTGATGGACCTGGCCCGTCGTAGCCTGGAGCGCTGCGGCGTACGCACCGATGGCATGGCGAAGCTGGAGCTGGTCGGCCGCGCGTTCACGCAGAGCGGCAGTGACTTCCCGGTGCTGCTCGAAAGCACGATGCACAAGGCGCTGCAGGCGGCCTACGCCGTTGCGCCGGACACCTGGTCCCGCTGGTGCGTCACCGGCACCGTCAGTGATTTCCGCGAGCATTCGCGCTACCGCGTGGGCAGCATTGGCAACCTGGACAAGCTGACCGAGGCTGGCGAATTCAAGAACAAGAAGATCCCGGACGGCGAGAAGGCAACCATCACCGCTGGCACCAAGGGCAACACCATCAACCTGACGCGTCAGGCGATCATCAACGACGACCTGGGTGCGTTCCTCGGCTTGGCAACCGCCTTCGGTCGTGCCGCAAAGCGGACCATTGAGGCCGACGCGTATGCGTTCCTCGCCAGCAATCCGAAGCTGGATTCCAACAAGACGCTCTTCCACGCCGACCACGGCAACATCCTGGCGGCAGCAGTGCCGAGCGTCACCTCGGTCGACGCGATGCGCGTCCAGCTGGCCCAGCAGAAGGACGTGGGCGGGAACGATGTGCTGGATCTGTCGCCGGCACTCTGGCTCGGTCCGACCAAGTACGGCAGTGCCGCGCGTGTCACCAACAAGGCCGAGTACGACCCGGACGCTGAAGGAAAGCTGCAGCGCCCGAACGCGGTGCAGGGTCTCTTCCGCGACATCGTCGACACAGCGCGCATCAAGGACGACAAGTGGTACCTGTTCGCCGATCCGAACGACTGTCCGGCCATCGAGGTCGCATTCCTTGATGGGATCACCGAACCCTTCCTGGACTACGAGGAAGGCTTCACCGTCGACGGTGTGCGCTGGAAGGCCCGCCTCGATTTCGGCATTGCCGCCCTCGACTATCGCGGCGTGCAGCGCTGCGGCTGATCCCCAACTGGAGCACTGAGACATGGCACAGAACTTCGTATCCGATGGGGACGTGATCCCCTGGACCAACACCACCGAACAGCCAGTTGCATCGGGTCAGGCGGTTGTCGTCGGTCATCAGCTGGGGGTTGCCCTGGTCAACATCGCAGTCGGCGCGACGGGCAGCGTAGCCCTGGGCGGCGTGTTCACGCTGCCGAAGGTGCCGACGGCGGTCTTCGAGCAGGGTGAAAAGCTAGTGTGGAGCGCAAGCGCCAAGGCAGTCGACGGTAGTTCCGCGACTGCCGTGGCCGGCGACATCACCGGTGCGGCGTTTGCCTGGGCTGCCGGCTCCGCCGGTCAGGCGACGGCCGAGGTGCGGCTCTCGCCGGGCAACGCCACCAAGGCGTAACCGAATAGGTCGGCACCGCTCACAGATGCCCGGGTGGCGTGAGTGGTGCCAGCCTTCCTTGACCCGCTTTGGGGGAACGATGAAAGACCCGATCAGCCAGGACCTGTTGGCAGCGATGCTTAAGACAGCACCGACCGCGACCGTGGCGGTGGCTACGTTCGATCCAGCTAAGCACCTCAGCTTGGCTGTGATGGTGGTGACGCTGCTGGTGGGCCTCTCGCAGTTCTTCACCACCGTGGTGAAGAACTGGGGTGACTGGATGGGCTGGCTGTCCGCACGCTGGGTCGACGGAGTGCGTTTGCGGCACTGGGGTGCCTACAAAATCGGCCGTGCTGGCGTTGCCGTTGCGCGCGCATGGAGGTGGCTGCGTGGCCGCTAACCCGAATAGCACAGCCGGCAAGCCCGACGGCAAGTCTCCGGGCGGCCCCCTGGCGCTCGGTTCGGCAGTGCTACTGGCGCTGTTGGCGCTGTTCGAGAGCGGTGGGAGCACAGTGACCATTGTGTACGCCGACAAGCTCGCCGGCGGCTTGCCGACGGTGTGTGATGGCCTGACACGCCATGTGACGGACACCCCGATCATCGTGGGTGAGAAGTGGTCCAAGGAGAAGTGCCGGGTCGAGACTGAGCGTGCGGTCGCGAAGGTCCAGCGGCAGCTCATGAAGTGCTTCCGGATTGAGCCACCGCAGCGCGTCTTTGATGCAGCGTCCTCGCATGCTTGGAACCTGGGCGCCACCGCCACCTGCGGTAGCAGTTCCATGACCGCATGGAACGCCGGCCGCTGGGATCTTGGGTGCCGGCGCTTGCAACTATCTGACGACGGACGCCCAGTCTGGAGTTACGTGAAGGCGGGCGTCGCAGCCGATGGTAAGCCGGTCTACCGTTTCGTTCAGGGGCTGGCCAACCGCCGCGCCAAGGAACGAGCCCTGTGTGAGGGAAGGGCATGATCCGCGCCCTCATCGTCGCCATTCTTCTGCTTCTGGGCGTCATCGTCTGGCAGCGTGGCTCGGTGTCTATCGCGCACCGTGCGGCCGATCAGGCTGCGTCCAGTCGTGACGCCATGCAGGCCGAGCGAGACGCTGCGCGTGCTGAGACTGATGCAGCGAACGGAACCCTTGAGGCTGAGCGCAGCAGCGCCGCCGCCGCGAACAGCCTGGCTTCCAAGTACGAAAAGGAAAAGAACGATGCACAGAAAGTATCTGATCGCCTTATCGCTGATCTTCGCGCTGGCAACCAGCGCTTGCACCAGCGTTGGCAGGCGTCCGTCGCCACTGCCGAGCTGTCCGCAGCCGCCGCAGCCGCCAGCCAGTTTGATGGTCGAGCCGACGACCGAATTGAAAGTGCGAGCCGAGTTGTTGGCGCCGCCGCCCAGTGCGACGCCCAGGTGAGGGCGCTGCAGGCTTACGCGATGCTGTGTTCGGGAGGTGCGCGGTGAGCGAGCTGGAGTTCCTGCGTGACATGGACGCGACAATCCACGCTTCGCTGGCCCTTGCTGGGATGGCCTCCACGGCCAAGGTGACGGCGGTGAAGAACGGGACTATCACTGACGGCGTGAGGGTCTACATCGATCGCGACGTAGAGACCATCGGTGACCTTCGCCAGTTCGTCGCCGGCCGTGTCGAGATGTCCTTTCTGCGTGCAGATGTCGACCCTGACCAGGGTGACCGTGTAGAGGTTGGCGGCGAGGTGTTCGTGACCTCGAAGAAGCTCAGTGACGACGGCTCGCGCAGCGTCTGGCTGGTGCGCCGTGGCTGAGCGACCCGAACCCCTTTCCTGGCAGCTGGTCGAGTTCTTGCGCGGTCGAGTGCAGATGATCCGAGCCAGCGACGGATTCCTCACCGACATAGGGGCGGGGCTGATCGTGGTCGACGATGCCGAGCTGGATGAGGATCAGTCGGGACCAGCCACGCTCATTTCGGTCCAACAGTTGTCGCGCATCGGCGGTGGGTCTGCCCAGGTCAACTCCGACGCCTCGGTCACGATTGAGTTTGAGGTGCCGCGAGAGAGCGGTGAGGTGAACCCTCGGCTGCTCGTGCACCGCGCCAGGTACGACCTGATTCGCGTGTTGACCTTCAACGACAAGCTGCTGCCCAAGGGCATTACCACGTTCGAGTTGCTTCAAAGCCAGATGGCAACCCTGGAAGACGACGCAGGGCATTACGCCGTCGTCGCTCAGATCACCGCGCGGGCTGGTCTGACCGAGACCTTTGAGCCCGTCCCCAACCTGTAGGAGCAGCACCACCATGGCACAGCCAAAAGTCCGCAAGTTCGCAGGCGACCTGCGTTTCTGGGAGCACGGCGCGAACGGCGCCCGCATTCCCGTCATCCCGGAGCCGGCCGACAAGTTCGGTAACCAGCCGTTGGAGCAGTCGTCGCTGACGTTCAGCTACGAAGCTGGCGACTCGGTGGAGATCAAGAGCAAGCGCCGCGACGCGCGATATCAGCAGATCATCCACAAGGATTCCAATCCCGGCGTCACCAGCGTCTCGATCACCGCGCTGGAAGTGCCGCCTGCCATCCTGGCCCGCATGCTGTACGGCACGCTGGTGGCCACCCAGGTCGCCGCCGGCACCGCGACCGACGTTTCCGTGACCGTGGGTAGCGTGGACACGCCGGTGAAACTGCCGCACAACTTCCTTCTGGCCGATATCGAGCCGACTTTCAAGAAGGGCGCGGTCGACTTGGTAAAGGGCACTGATTTCACCCTCGACTCGGCTCATGGCCTGCTGATTCCGAAGTCTGGCGGCCAGCTGCAGGCTGGCGATACCGTCGTGGCGAACTACAAGTACGACGCTTATCTGGAAACCGCCATCAGCGGCGGCACCACGCCGAGCAAGTCCTTCCAGATCCTGGGCGACGTGCAGGACCGCATCAGCGGCGACGAGGGCCTGCTGACCATCCCGAACGTCGACCTGACCGTGGATGGCGACGTGGACTGGTTCAGCGATGAGCCGATCCAGGTGACCCTGACCGGCCCGGTGATCTTCCAGACCGGCGAGGCCGATCTCTACACGTTCAAGATCGCAGCGCAGTCGGCGGGCTGAACGATTTGGTGACTTCGGCAAGGGGAGGGCGCCCGAACGGCGCCCTCCAGGCATGAATCAGGAAGGCTCAGTGGCGTCCAATCGCAACAACAACCTGCTCAAGTACTACGTCAGCGGTCGGCGGGCAAAGGGCTTCCACGGCCTCACTGACCTGGCTGGCGAGGTGCTGAACCGCTACGACTTGTCGGTGCAGCGGGCGTTTATTGGACTGCAGCGCCGCGCGGGCCCTGCGACAACGCAGGAAGTTCGTGCCTCTTACAACATCAGGGCTTCTTCGCTGCGCGGGAAGTACCGCGTGGAGACGGGGGAGCGCGGCTACAGCACCGGTAAGCGAGGCAGGGATGACTTCCTGTCGATCTGGGCAAGTACGCGCCCGATCTCGCTGATCGAGTTCGCAGGCCGATGGGCCGGCCGTAAGTCCAAAGGCGCGACGGCCAGCATCGGCCTGGGCGAGTCGAGGACCTACGACGGTGCCTTCATCGCCACGATCAAGGGTCGCACGGCTATCCGGGTGCGCAGCTGGGATAGGGCGCAGCAGAAGCGTCACGGCCGCGGCCCAGTTCGTATTCTGCGCGGTCCAAGCCCATTCGAGATGCTCTCCGGCGCAGACGGCAACAGTCGCGCCCTGGAGGCACGTCGCCGGCTGATGGACCGCTTCCATACCACCTACTTGACTGAGCTGCGCCGCCAGTGGCGCGTCAATGGAAGTTCCAATGGCTGATCGGCTGGAAGAAGCAATTAGGGTTGTCATCGAAACGCAGGGCCGTGAGGGCGTTGATGAACTCCGCCTTGCATTCGGTAATCTCGGTGACATTTCCGTTGAAGCGGCTGCAAAGACAGCCGATTTGCTCGACTCGCTGACTGGACTAAATGCTGCTGCTGGAAAGCTGGATAGCTACCAGCGTATGACGGAAGAGCTGGCTCAGCTTGAGTCGAGCTTCGACGCCAATCAGCGGGCGGCCTATCAGCTCTCGCTTCAGATTATGGCGAGTGAATCTCCTTCCAAGGAGATGTTGAATGCGCAGCGGCAGCTGAAGATTGAGGCTGACAAGCTGAGCCAAACGCTTTCGGGTCAGCGTGCTGCAATGGAGGAAGTCGCCGCCTCGCTCGCCGAGAGTGGGCTTGCGGCGTCAGACGCCGGTAAGAGCCAGGCGGCGCTTAGTGCGCGGCTCGCAGGCGTCAATGCTGAACTGGCAGAGCACGCCAACGCACTCAAAGCCGACGCACAGCGCACTGCCCAGTACCGTGATGACCTTGATGGTCTTTCCGGTGGCTTGGCCGACATGAGCCGAGAGTTCCAGCAGTTCTCGAGTGCAGTCGCAGCGGTGGGTGATGAGCTATCCGCCATTGATAAGCCCAATGCCCGTCTGCTGGCGCAACAGCGGGCATTGACGGAGGAGTCTGAGAACCTTGAGCGTCTGTTCAAAGACCAAGCCTCCGCCATCGCGGTTGCCAGCAATGATGTGGATGGCTTGGCGGAGAATTCAGCGCGACTTGCAAAAGTGCAGGAGCAGATCGCAGAGGCATACCACCGGACGATAGATGCGATCGAGGGTCAAAGCCGGGCTGTGCGGCAGGAAGCGGAGGACGCCCGGCGGCGGAACATGGTGATCGAAGACGCTGATGAGCGCTTCCGCCGCCAGGCTCAGTCGAGCAAGGTCGCCGCCAAGGCGCTTGCGGACTACCGGGAGCGCGCCGCCGATGCTGCCGCCGGCAGCGGCGACTTGGCCTCTGCCACCGAGAGCACTGTCAGCTGGTTCGGCAGGCTCAAGGCGGTGGCCGCTGGCGCGATCGCGTTTGTCGGTCTGAACCGGGTGGTCGATGGCATCAAGGCCATCGTGAAGGAAGGCAGCGATGCCGAGCAGGAGCTGGCCCAGCTGGAGGCGGCCCTGCACGCCACGGGGCGCACCAGCGAGTTCACCGCGCAGAGTCTGGCCGCCATGCGCCAGCAGCTGCAGAGTGGGCTGTTTGACGATGGGCAGATCAGCGCCGCCCAGGTGCGCCTGCTGTCCTACACCAACATCGTGGGCGAGCAGTTCCCCGCGGCGATGCAGATCACCATCGACCAGGCCCAGCGGTTGGGCATGTCGCTGGAGCAGTCGGCCGAGGTCGTAGGCAAGGCCCTGCAGACGCCGTCGAAGGCGATGGAGAGCCTGAGCAAGCAGGGCTTCACTCTGGACGACAGCCAAAAGGCATTGATCAAGAGCCTGGAAGCCACGGGCCAGGTCGCGCAGGCGCAGTCCATCATCCTGGACCTGCTTGCAGAGTCGTACGGCGGCGCGGCAGCAGCAGCGAAGGTGGGTACGATCGCAGGCCTGTGGAAGGCGGCCACTGACCGGTTTAAGGACTGGAAGCAGGAAGTCGCGGACCAGGGCGTGCTGACCTATTTCAAGGACCAGCTGAACACGCTTCTGTCCACGCTGGATCGCCTCGCTGCCGATGGCAGCCTGTCGCGCTGGGCCAAACAGACCGCCCAGGCCATCATCACCATGGCCGAGGCGGTGAAGGGCACGACCCAGTGGGTTGTGGACCATGCCCGCGTGATCGGCCTGATGGCTGCCGCGTATGCGCAGTTCAAGATCGTCGGTGCGCTGATCCAGCTGAACGCCTGGCGCGCCTCCCTGATCGCGACTATGAACGCACAGATCGCCAACAACGCAGCGGTTGCCAGTGGAAGCCGTGGAATCGGTCGGTTTGGCGCGCTGTTGCGTGGTCTGCCAAAGATAGTTCCCATTACCGTCGCTGTATTGGGGCTGGAAGCGGCCATGGGCGGTCTGGATGTCCTCAAGACCGTGGCTCAGGATATCTGGAAGCAGCACGACCCGGCGCTGAAGCGTGCCGGTGAAGCGCAGCGGGCCTACATCAGCCAGGTGCGCGACTCCGCGCTGCAGTTGCGTCAGCAGGCAGTGTCCTTCGTCGCATACCGTGACGTGGTCATCAAGTCGGCCGCGGAAGTTGCCAAGCTGGGCGAGGCGGAGCGCCAGGCCTACGAGAAGCGGCTCTCGGGTCTGGAGCAGTACCTCACGGCGCAGGAAGGCTTCCTGCTGATGCAGCAGAAGGCCGGTGTCGCGACGGCAGAGCAGCTGCAGCAGCTGGGACAGGTGACGCAGCGGTTGCTGGATGTCTCCACTGGATTCGCTTCCCTGCGGACCGGTGTGAAGACCGCCGCTGATGCGCTCTCCAATGGCATCGGCGCTGCGGCCCAGCAGGTTGTGGCACAGCTCGACGGAATTGACGGCAACGCCAAGCTGGCAGCGGAGTCCATCCGCAAGATGTTCTCCGGGCTCAACTTTGCCGATACGGCCAGCCTTGCCTCGGTAGGCGAAGCGTTGGGCTTCATCGCCACTCAAGGTGCTGCGGCCCAGCAGAACGTGCGTGATGGCCTTCTCGCGACGCTGCAGCAGCTGTCGGGTGAAGAGCTCGCCCGGTTCCAGGGTGCGGCGCAGGCGGCATTCAGCTCGCTGCCACAGGGGGCAGTGAACGCTGCGGCGGTGCTGCAGACCACTCTGCTTGCCGCGATGACCAAGCTGGGCGTGGCCTCGGGCAAGCTCGGCGTCGGCTTCACCCAGGCTGGCCGTGATGCGATCGCCGCTTTCGGGGCGATCACCGAGAACGCTGTTGCGACCAGCACCCAGATCGAGGCTGCCTTCAAGGCCGCGCTGGGCAACGTCGCCACACTGGACGAGGCACGCACTCTCGGCAATCTGCTTCAAGCAGCAGGCGAGCAGGGGCGGGTCGGCTTCGATTCGGCGGCTCGAGCGGCTGCGGCGCTACGTGCGCGGCTCCGCGAGATCGAGGCTGGCCTTAACCCGCTAACCGATGAATTCCAACGTCTCGGTATCCAGTCGCAGCAGTCGCTGAACGCTGCGCGCGACTCGGCCTGGGAAGCATTCGAGACTATCCGCAAGGGGGCCGCCAGCGGAAAGGCGTCTGTTGAGGACGTGCGCCGTGCGTTCCGTGCTTATGCCGACACCGCCAAGGCCGCTGTGGCCGACAGTGATGCATGGCGCCGGAATCAGGTGCAGTCACAGCTGGATGTGCAGGGCGCCATCTACGAGACGGGTGACGCGTTGGGCGAACTCGGCACGAAGGGCGAGTCGGCTATGGGGCGCGTGGAACAGGGAGCGCGGCAGGTCACGGGTGCGCTGAAGGAGGTCAAGCAGGCGTCTGATGACGCGGGTAGCGGCGTGGAGCGGGTGGCTGCCGGCGCCGCTGCGGCTGGCGACAACCTCGGTAGCGCATCCACAGCCGCCCGTGGATTCTCCCTCAACATGGGGGAAATCTCCGACAAGACCCGGGAACTGCTGGGTCAGATGAGCGGGCCGAATAGCCTGCAGCAGTTCGCGAACATCTGGAATTCTCTCTACAGGCAGCGTCAGGACTTGGCGAAGTACACGGAGGAACAGAAGAAGCTGCTGGACGGCATGGACGAGATCTCCGGTAAGCGGAAGGAGCTGGCCGAGCGCTTCGACTTGGTTGGAGCGGGTGAGCTGGATGCCATCGTTCAGCTCGAAAACCAGATCGAGTCCAAGCGCGTGGAAAAGGAGAGAGCTGCTCAACAGGCCGTTGAAGAGCGCCGCAAGGCAGCCTTGGCCGAGGCTGAGGCGCAAGCCAAGGCCGACGCTTCACGCATTCAAGCGGGCGACACGAAAGAGCAGGTTCTGACCATCGATTGGAAGGCGCCCAGCAAGGAAGTGGTGGCTGGCGCGACGGCGGCAGAAATCCAGCAGGCCGAGCGCATCGCAGGCCTGGTCGCCCCCATCGTGCTCCGGAAGATCGAGCGCAGCCGCGCAGTGTCGGTCAGGGGGACGCGATGAGCCGGGTTGTCCTTGCCGGGGTCGAGCTGCCGGCGGATCTGCAGTGGACCGATGAGTTCACCGCCTGGCGAATTGGGCAGCAGGTCCGCACCAGCCTGAGCGGGGCGCTGATCGTGCAGGAGTCGGCGCGGCAGTCCGGTAGGCCGATCACCCTGCAGACCACTCGGGACGGTCAGGCGTACGTTGGCCCGGTGCAGCTGGACGTGCTGCGCCAGCTGCAGGAACTGAGCGGTCAGCTGCAGGTTGCCCCAATGACGCTGACCCTGCCGGCGCACAACGGCGGTGACCGCACATTCCAGGTCCGGTGGCGCCGGACCGAGGGGGCCGCCGTCGAGGCTGATCCCTGCCGATTCGCGGTGCCGGCGCTCGATGCCGACTACTTCTCCATCACCCTTCGCTTCATGACGGTCTGACCAATGACGATCCTTGCAACCGATATCAAGATGCGCCAGTCGCAGCGTCTCACCGACAACCCTGATGGCGGCGGCCGTATGGTCCAGGCCGAGATTGTCGATGGAGCTATGAACAACCTGTTCCCCGACATCGGTGATGAAGAGCGGACCACGGGACGCTCCACGCTCCGCAAGATGTTCGTGCACGTGGATACGCCGGGACCAGACGTGCTCAAGGATGCGATCGCGGTGCTGATCGACCCGCCGTCCGACCCGCGTGTGACCGTGACCATGTTCGCCACCGGCTCCTACAGCGATGTGCGCCTGGATGCGAAGAACCGCGTCGAGAGCTACATCACCCGAGGCACTGAGTCTCGGTTCATTTTGCTGGGTGACCACTTCATCGGCCAGATGACCATCCAGGTCTACACCACCAAAGATGCGCCGAGCCCGGACATCAACGACAACCTGAGCCTGCTGACGCTGGCCGCTTCCGGGCGCGATCCCGGGGAGCAGTACGTGCGGGTGAAGAACGTACTTTCTCGGACCACGCGGACGTTCACCGATGACCAGGGCGCCTTCGAGCGTGACGTGCTGGTAATCGAGCTGGTCAACGCGCTGCTGCTCAACTTCTACGGGCAGGAGGTCATCCGCTACTCGGCTACGAAGCCGGGCACCCGTGTGTATGAGACCAACGTAGTCGATGCCACCAGCTACCACAGCGTGAAGCGGCTCACGGCTGCCGGGAAACCCGGTGACCTGTCCGTGCAGATCGACTCGCCTTATGTGCCGATCGTCCCCACGTCCACCGCTGAAACCGCCGTGAGCGACGTTCTGGCTGGCATGGGGACGTTGAGCCACGTCCCCTCGGGGGCGGCCAACAGTCTGGCCCTGAGCTTCACCAGCGCATTCGTGGCCGGTGTTTCCGTCACTCGCTTCCTGGGCACGGGCATGGCTGTCGGCAGCGTAAAGGTGCTGGTGGGCAGCATCGAGCTTTCGGATGACGGCACCGGCGGCCTGGCGTCTGCAGCGGTCACGCCCTGGTCGGGTACCGTCGACTATCAAACCGGCGCTGTGTCGCTGGTTCATTCCACCGGTGCGGGCAGCACCAGCGTCAGCATTACCGCGACGCCGGCCGGCACCATCCCCATGCAAGGCTTCACCGATGAGATCGCGGTGACCCAGAACAACCAGGGCATGGTCTGGCTGGCCCAGTTGGAGCCGCTGCCGGCGCCGGGCACTGTCGTGGTGGACTACCGTGCGCTCGGACGCTGGTACCGCCTGACCGACAACGGTCGCGGCCAGCTCGTTGGCAAGCCCGGGCAGGGCAGCGGGACCATCAACTACATGACCGGCTCACTGGTGCTGACCACCGGTGCGCTGCCCGACCTGGATAGCAGCATCATCAGCGCGTGGGGTACATCGATCATTGCCGAGGCCCGTGCAGGCGATACCAACATCAAGCCACCTGCATTGCGGTTCATGCTAGGCAATGCCGGGGCCGCGCCCGGCACCGTGCGCCTGACGGTGCGGGTGGGCGGCGCGGATGTGAACGTGGTGGACAATGGCGTCGGTGGCCTGCTTATCTCTGGTCAGCTTCGCGGCTCAATCGTCTATGCAACGGGAGAGTGCCTGCTGCAGCTGGAGACGCTGCCCGACGCCAATAGCCAGGTGGCGGTCAATTACGACTGGGGTGAGCCGCTTCATGCCGCGCCGCAGCCGGTGCCGGATGGAAACGGCCTGGTCTCATTCACGCTACCGCAGGGTCCGGTCAAGCCTGGCTCGGTGATGCTGGATTGGGTAATCACCGTCATGCGCGACGCCTACGATCTGGCTTCCGCGCCACAGCCCATGCGCGTCATCGCCAAGGACGACGGCAACGGCAACCTGGTGGCTGTCTCGGTGGGCGACACGGCCGCCACCACTGCGCTGGGGGCCATCAATTACAGCACCGGCGCAGTGAGCCTGCAGGCCGGAAAGTTCATGGTTCGTCAGGTGTCGTACCCGCAGTACGAGCTGCGCTCGGGGCGTTTGAAGGTGGTGGGCTATGGCCGCGTGGACGTGCTGGCGCAGTTCTCCGCTGGCACGCTCGTTTCGGTTGGCTGGACGCTGGCGGGTGCTGGCACGGAATCGGCCGAGGAGTCGTTGCCACTGCCGCCGGTGTCCCTGCAGCTGACGCCGACCATCAGCGACAGCATCGTGCCAGGCAGCGTCAGGTTCAGCTTCCGTGGCCGGACCTACGTGGACCGCAGTGGCGGGCTCTACCACACGGTCGATCCTCTGACCGGGGCGGGTATCTACGCTGGCACCATCGACTACACCGCTGGCGTGGTGAGCCTGACCCAATGGTTGGCCGGTGGCGCCAACGGCGTGCAGATTCAGTCTCTGCTGACGCGTATCGGTGACCCGGGCGTTGCCAACAGCTTCTTCCGTGCGCCGGGCTCGCCACTGCGGCCGGGGATGTTTACGCTGCGCGCCAACCGCCTGGACGGCGAGCTGCTCACGGCAACGGCCGATATCAATGGCGTGATCTCCGGTGCACAGATCCGCGGCACGGTGGACTGGGAGAGTGGCGTCGCCAAGGTGCAGTTCGGCCAGTTGGTGCCGGTGGCTGGCAATGAGGGCCAGCCCTGGTTCGATCCAGACCTGGCGGAGGGCGACCGGATCTGGCGCCCGGCGCTCGTGCTGGCCGGCACCATCTACATGGGGGCAGTCGTCTACCGCTCGATCCCACTGTCGGAGGTCGTCATCGGCCTGTCGTCGGTGCGGCTCCCAAGCGACGGGCGCGCCCCGGCCTTCAAGCCCGGGCAGACGGTCGTCGTCCATCACACGGCCAAACACAGCGTGGCTTCGCCCTCTGCGGGTCAGGTCGTTAGTTTTGGGCGAGGTCGCATTGCCCAGATCGAGGTGCGCGATAGTGCCGGCAAGGCGGTTGAGAGCGTTTGGTACTCCTTCGATCTGGATGTTGGGACTCTCACGTTCAATGACCCCCTGAATCTGTCCGCGTACACGCTACCCATCATCATCAGTGAGCGTGTTGAAGATCGTCGATTAGTAGTTCAGCCACAGATTACGGGCGAGATCGAGATCAATACGGGGCTGAGCCATGACTTTCCTGTAGGCGAGTCAATGCTTAGTACTGCGCTCCGTTTGGGCGAGGCCAATGGCTCGTTGGATCTGCAGGCGCGAGTCGAGAACCTGTTCGATCAAGCTACGTGGAACAACGTCTGGAGCAACATCCTTAGCGGAAGTGCTGCTCCGGGAACCTACAACGACACCGATTTCCCGTTGCTGGTATCCAACGCAGATGCAATCACCGAGCGCTGGGCGGTGCGGTTCACCTCTGCGACCCAGTTTGAGGTGATCGGCGAGACGGTGGGTACCATCGCGACGGGAAATACGACGACGGATTGCGCGCCGGTGAATCCGCGCACGGGCAAGCCCTACTTCACGGTTCATCGCGCGGGCTGGGGCACCGGCTGGTCCGTGAACAATGTGGTCCGGTTCAACACCATCGGTAGCCTAGCTCCAGTCTGGATGATTCGGACCACCCTCCCAGGCGCCTCTGAAGGAGTGACTGACTCCACCCGGCTACAAGTCATTGGCAATATTGCAGGAGTTGCAGAATGAGTTTGATTCCGACCGTTTACAGCAGCACCGATCCCGGAGCGCCTGCGCTCACAGGGCAGCCAGGGTCGTTCGTGGCCCTGCTCGACGCGGTCCTTGTGGCAGGCTACGGCGTGGGTGCCGAAGCAAAGGCGCCGCTGGGCTGGAGTCGCCCCTACCAGCAGGGAAGTACGCTCCGGGCTTATCGGAACAGCCTGGTGGCAGGGACTGGTCATTGGCTTCGGGTTGACGACAGCCAGGCGCTCTACGCGAGCCTGACCGGGTTCGAGAGCATGAGTGACATCGGTACAGGCAATGGGATGTTCCCGACCTCGGCTCAATTGCCGAATGGATCTGCGTGGGCGAAGTCACGTACAGCTGATGCAACCGCTCGCGCCTGGTGGATCATTGGCAATGAGGTGTGTTTCTACATCTTCATCGATTACGTCGGGGAGGGCATAGGTGCAGCTGCCGGCGTCAATTTTGCAGGCAACTTCTCACGGTTGAATCCTGCTGATGGCTGGAACTACGCTATTAGCGAGAGAAACGCTGGATCGTACACGGGTGGTTCAAGCTTTGAGTCACTGCGACTGTTGCAGCTGGGCACCGTCAGTGATGCTAATCCGATCGGCACCGGCAATGCTGCCTTAACGTTCGCGCGCGCGCTTGACGGAACGATAAGCCCGCGCGGCCGATGCGCCGCTGGTGGGCCGATCGCTCAGGCCTACGCCGGCTGGCAGGGGATTGGGGCGAGCGGATTTCCCTATCCTGACCCGTACTCGGGTGGTTTGCTCTACTCCAGGATTCCCATTCTTCAGGCGCCGCAGCAGATTCGGGGATTCTTGCCGGGACTGTATTGCCCGATGCATCACGGCGGCATTGCTGACATGCAGATCATTCCGGATGTTGACGGCTTGCCATCTGGTACTCGATTGATCTGCAAGATCGCCCGTATCGGTGGCGCGTCGCAGTATCCGCGGGTGTTGTTCGATCTGACCAATCCTTGGTGACCTGATGACAACCGGTTTCTTCATGGGTATGGCGTCAAGTCGGTCGAATGATCCGGCGCGTCGAGGTTACTTGGGAGGGACGCTCCCGAACGAAGACGGTGACGACGGTCGTACGCGCATCGAGAATGTGCCCGGAGTCGTCCGCGTCAATGTTTACGAGCGGGGTACGATGCGGTTGGTCGAAACCCTTCGCAGTGCAGCGGATGGCAGTTGGCGGGTCGACTATCTGGACCAGTCCGAAGTCTATGTGGTGATCGGGTTCGATGACCAAGGGCGCGTGAACGCGGCGATCCAGGACTGGGTGCGCCCAGCCTTGATGGATTGACCGTGGCGACCAGAGGCGAATTCACTGGCCTAAACCTCGGCCCCCTTTCGGTTCCGCAGGGGCCATGGGTAGGGCTCAACCTCGGCGTGGAGTGGGACGTTGATCCCCCTGAACCGGTGGTTCGGGGTTTGCGTTCGGTCACGACCGTCTCTTGGCAAGGTGCCGTCGGAAGGCGGGCGGCTCGTAGGGTTGATTGGTCGTCCAGTGCTGCCCTTGTTCCGCAGTACCGCATGCCGTGGCAAGGCCTGCCGCAGCTGAAGCGAGTCGTTTCGCTGGATTGGGGTGGCGCACATCTGCGCCGAAGTGTGCTCGGCCTTCGTTGGATCCAGTCAATGGCTGGTACACGGATGGGGGCTGCGGTGCGTTGGGGGGCGTTGCCTGTTGAGCGAAGTGCAAGTCAGTTGGTGTGGCGGGGCCAAGCCGTTGCAAGACAGGGAACTCGCGTTCATTGGGATGGCGCGCCGCAGCGCCAGCGAGATCATTGCCGGCTGAATTGGTACGGAGAGCTGCGTCGGACCCATTACGACTCAAACGTGCGGTGGGGGAATCCCGGGCTGGACCGCTGGGACCTGCGACTTCCATGGGCGCCGGCGCGTCGCACCCCGTGGTTGGTCCGCACCCCGAAACCCATTCCGCCTGACCCTGATCCGGATGATGGATTTCCGGACGGTGCATTTCTTCCGCTCGTACTTGGTTGCCCGGTAATTCCGGTTGCCGGTCTTGTGCCACTTAATCTAGGCGTCGCTGCTTGCTACATGGTGCGCCCACAACGTAGGACGTATGTCGTGATCAACACCGTTGCGCTGGTTCGGCTTCCTGATCGGATGCCCATCGAGGTGACCCGAATTTCGCTTGGTGCCAGTCGCGGCACGTGGGGGTGGACCTTCGACATCGAGTTGGCAGATCCGCAGCAGCTCGCGTTGCTGAAGCCCACTGCCGCCGGGCCCAGGCAGTTCGAGGTCAATCTCAATGGCTACATCTGGACGGGAATCATCGAGAGCTTCCAGAAGCAGAGGGAGTTCAACGGCGGCGGTGTTCGCTTGAGCGGCCGTTCCCGCACTGCCCTCCTTGCAGCGCCGTACGCGCCGGCTCGGGTCAAGGCCACCACGGAAGAACGCAGCATGGCGCAGCTGGTGGCCGAGGAGCTGGCCGATACCGGCTTCACCAGCACGTACGACACCGTCGACTGGAACGTGCCGGCAGGCGCTTGGTTCTACGACGCCAGCACGCCGCTGGACGCTATCAGCGCGCTCGCCGAAGCGAGTGGGGGTGTCGTCCAGTCGGACCCCGCCGCGCTCGCCATGCGCGTGCGAGCTGCCTATCCGGCCAGTCCGTGGGATTGGCGCACCACGCAGCCGGATCACGTACTGCAGGAGGACATTGTGCTGACTGAAAGCCTGCAGATGCGCAGCGCGCCGTTGTACGACGCGGTGGTGGTGACGGGGGAGCTGGCTGGGAAGGGAGTCACGTGCAAGGTGCGCAAGTCGGGAGAGGAGGGGCGCCTCTACGCCCAGCAGGTCAGTAGCCCCTTGATCACCGTGCCGGCAGCCGGCGCGGAGCGGGGCAGGAACATCCTGTGCGATCGCGGAGAGCAGGCTGCCGTCGACCTGACGGTGCCGTTGTTCGCGAAGCCACTCAAGGCTGGGGAGGTTGGGCTGCTGCTGCCCCTGGACCTGGTGGAGGTGGTCGGTGCTGATGGCACGTGGCACGGCCAGTGCGAGTCGTTGCGGATCGAGGTGTCTGCCGACGACCGGGCTGTGGTGATTGAGCAAACAGCAACCCTGGAGAGGCACTACACCGATGCGGACTGACCTGTGGGATCAATTCGGTGACCTGGTAGGCGGCAGCCCGAGGCTGATCGCTACCGTCACCGCGCACAACTCTGATGGCACCAGCAGTTTGACCACCTACGACGGGGTGCAGATGCGCGCCTTCGGGCAGCTGCAGCTGACGGTTCCGTACAACGTCTGGGTGCGTGGCGGCAGGTTGGTGGAAGCTGCCCCGAATCTGCCGCTCTATGAATTGACTGTCTGACGAAACAGGGCGCTGCCCAGATGCCGGCAAGCATCCAGGCAGCGCCGCAACACAGGTGATCTCAGCACCTGGCATTGGCCGTGGCCCCGTCGCCCTCGCGAGAGCGGCGGGATTGTCGGCTTCCTCTATCGCAAATACTGAGAACCCATGCCCAAGCCCATCATTTCCTGGCCGGGCGGCAAGCGCCGCCTACTGAAGCACCTCTATCCGCACTTCCCAATCCACGACTGCTATGTCGAGGCTTTCGCCGGCGGCGCTGCATCGCTGCTGATGCGGCCGTATCCGGCCCAGATGGAAGTACTCAACGACATCAACGGCGAGCTGGTGTCCCTGTACCGCTGCGTGCGTCATCACCTGGACGAATTCGTGCGCATGTTCCGCTGGTCGCTGGTGTCGCGGCAGATGTTCGAATGGGCACAGATGGAGCGGCCGGAGACCTTGACCGACATTCAGCGCGCAGCGCGCTTCTACTACCTGCAGAAGCTCGCCTTCGGCGGCAAAGTGCAGGGGCAGTCGTTTGGTGTGGTGACTGCCGGCGGTCCACGGTTGAACCTTCTGCGTATCGAGGAGGAGCTGAGCGCCGTGCATCTCCGCCTGGCGAACACGGTGATCGAGTGTCTGCCATGGCAGGAGTGCGTGCGGCGCTACGATCGCCCGGGGACACTGTTCTACCTGGACCCGCCGTACTGGGAGACGGAGGGTTATGGCGTTGAGTTTCCGTTTGCTGAGTACGAGGCGATGGCCGAGCTGATGCGCACCTCGGTCGGCCGCTTCGTGGTCTCGATCAACGACCATCCTGAGATCCGCGAGGTCTTCGCTGGCTTCGACCTGGTGCCGCTGCAGCTCGACTACACCATTGGCGGTGGGCAGGGGAGAGGGAAGAAGTTCGGAGAGTTGATCATCAAGAGCTGGGACGACAGCCAGGCCACCCTGCTGTAGGCGTCACGCAACTTGCTGGAGTAGGTCCTCGCGATTGTTGCGTGGCGTGTTGACCGCGCGACTGACCCTGTACGCCTCCATGGACGGAGGCGAGCTTGCCAGTAGCATCGCCATGGCATCGTCGGCGCTAGCGGCCATCCATTCATCGATCTGGCCGGCGTGCAGCCAGACCGGCATGCGATCGTGGATGTCGGCCGAGACGCCGCTGCTGTCGCCGGTGATGATGGTGAACGTGCCCAGGTTGCCGTCGGGTAGCAGGGGGCTGGTGTCCTCCCACAGCCCGGCGGCCAGCAACGGCTCGGCGGCGTGGATGAACCAGGGGTCTTTCTTCTCGTCGATCGGGCTCACCGACCACTCGTAGTAGCCGGCCATGGGGATGACGCAGCGGCGCTTCTTGAAGGCCGACCGGAAGGCCGGTTTGGTGGCCACCGTCTCGATCCGGGCATTGATGGTCGAGCCCTGCAGGCCCTTGGCCTTCGCCCAGAACGGCAGCAGGCCCCACGCCAGCCGGGTGACCTGCCGGCCTTCGCCGCGGTCTAGGATCACCGAGGCGCGCTGTGTCGGCGCCAGGTTGTAGCTGGGCTGTATCTCGGCCAGGCCGGGGGCAAGGTCAGCCAGCCCCGGCTGGCCGAAGTCGATCACGGGGAGCTGGACGAATCGGCCGCACATGGCCGGAGGGTAGCCCTGCCGGCTGTAGCTGGGGCGTGATCCCGAACGGTTCAGACGATGAACGCTCCCTTGTCGCAGCCTTTGCGACGGCCGGCCGTATCCTTCCCGCCATGCTTCCCTCCCACGGCTACCAAGGCTTCCGCGCTGCCCCCATCCCCACCGGCTGGGTCCAGCTGGGCGACACGTGGGTGCTGTGGTGGAGCGGCCGGCAGATCGCCAACATCAGATGCGGCAAGGATGGCGCTGTGCGCGTGCGTCTGGACGCTCGGAAGATGTGGCAGATCAAGGAGGTTCCGGCCGCCAGCATCGCCCAGGGCAAGCGCTACGCCGAGCGATGGTGCGCAGTCCGGCTCTACCCGGAGATGCGCCTGCGCGCGGCTGTGGCCCGGCTACTGGACACCACACCATCCGAACCGCTCGAACCGCTGCCCGGCCTGCCGCCGACACCTGAGCAGCAGCAACAGGCCCGGCGCCTGGCCGAGGCGACCGCGCTCGCCACAGCGCGGGTCAAGGAAGCGTTGGAGCCCGCCAAGCCGATGCCGGCGACCAAGCCCCGCCCGAGGGACGCTCGTAAGGCGTGGGTGAGGGCAGGGCTGCAGCGCCTTCGCTCCGATCATCAACAGGGTAGATCGGATAGGTGAGTGCTTAGGTCGCCTTTTGCGTGACGGTGAACCAGGCGGAGGGATCATCGATCATCCCCCTTCTCTGGAGGTTCTGAATATCGGCGGAAAAGGTGGCCAATAGCTGCGCTGCCGTCTCCGCCTCTGGAATCGACTTTGCGGGCGTTGATCGAAGGGTATCGATCATTTTCCAAGGGTATGAGCCCTCTTCAAAATCAGTAAAATCAACAACCGCGCTAGCAGCCTGCCCCATTTCCTGCCATGCCTTGAGCTTCTCCTGGCGCGTTTCCAGGTCGGAAACAGGTGTGGCATGGAGCTCCGCGCTTAGCTCCTGCTCTCTGATCCTGAGTGCCGATAGCGCAGGATGGATAACAGCGTAATTCAGGTCGATCAACATTGCCTTGACGCACGGATGGAGCGCGGCCTTGATTGCCGCATCGGTGGCCTGCGCCCGCTTCATGCTGCTCTT